TGAACCCGATTCCGAGCTTCTTCATCTTCTCGTCGAACTCGCAGAAGTCCTTTGTGCTTCTGGTCATGCGGTCGATGCGGAACACGATGATCTTGTCGATCTGCCCCTGTTCGCAATGCTCCATCAGCCGCCTGTAGGCAGGACGGTTAAGGTCGCCTCCGCTGTAGCCGTAGTCGTCGTACCGCTCCGGCAGAGCGACCCACCCCTCCGCAGCCTTTGCCGCGACGAAGCTTTCGCACATCTGCCTCTGGGCGTCGATGGAGTTGAACTGCTTGTCCTCTGCGTCTTCTACGGACTTGCGGGTGTAGATCGCCACCCGGACGGGATTTGTCATGCGTTGCATGGCTCGCCCTCCTTCCCCTGTGGCGCGGGACGCCTCAAGCCCCACCATACGACGCCGTTGTAGTGACTCTTGCCCGTGATGGCGCGGACGACGGCGGTAGGCGAGGTGTACACCTTTCCGTCGTACTCGTACAGTCCGTTGCCGAGCGAACGCATCTCGTAGATGCGACCACGGTATTCCCTGCGGAAGGTCACGCCGCGCGAGTCGTTTGCCGAACGCGGTGCGTCCCGAAGGGTCTTGTTTATCTGCGGGTCGTGTTCCGCGATGTATGCGAGAGTCGACAGCTCGTCGTCGGAAAGTCCCCCGAAGGCGAGTTCCTGAAGACGATGGGCGCACCGCCGCTGCATGAAACGAGCGCCAAAGGCGGCTGCGTCAGCCCCGGTCAGCTCGTGGTAGCGGCGTCGCAGAGTTATCGGATCGCAGTCCCTTAGGGCGGCGATTTCTTCTGCTATGGCTGCCTTGTTCGTCATCGTTTCTCTCGGCGCATTGACACAATCAATTTTACGGTCGATATGATGCCGTATGTCTGCGCACATATCAAGCGGGAATGTTGATAAATCTGACGTATTCATCGATGGCCCCTATCCTTTGCAGATTTCCGTTCCGTTGTGGGGTGTAAAGCCGCACAGGACGGCCTTCATCTGGAGCGATTGGAGTATGTGGCGGCGGAACTGCATGAGCGTGCAGCCCATCCACCTTGCGACCTCCTCCTGCGTATGGTCGCGCAGAAGGTAGTCGAGCGCGAGTTTCTCGTCAGGGTCGAGAAGAGCCGTGAAGTCGTGGAACGCCCACATGAACTCCATCCGTTCGAGAGCGTGTCGGTCGGACAGCGCCTCGGCGTTGACGGTTCCGGACAGGGAATCGTCCCTGCCGGCTTCGTCGTCGCAGTCCGTGGCCTCGTTCGCTATGGGGATGTGCTTGTGGGAGAAGGAACGCTTCTCGCGTTTGATCGACTTCACGAAGTCGAGCTTAGCCGTGGCGACGCATTCATACAGAAACGTCTTCAGGCCAGCCTTCGCCGGGTCCCATTTCGCCAGCGAGTCCCGGCAGACGCAGAAGAACTGCATCTCGGCGTCGTGAACGTCGCTGAAGGATATGGTTCCGCTCGCGGCAAGATCGTGTGCGACAAGCGAGAGATGCGAGCGCATCATCTTGTATATCGCTTCCTGGTCTTCCTTAGACGGTGCGCCGCTCTGGTCCAAGGTCATGTTCAGCTGCGACACCGTTTCGGAGTCCATGTCGCGAGCGCTTGGCTTGTACCTGCGCTTTCCTTTGTGTTTAGCTCCGGGCAAGCCATGCGTCTCAAGATAGTCGCGAAGTTCGTCGCGCCGACCCTGGCGGCGTTCCGCAGCTGTCAGCGGTCTGAGAATCCTGTCGGAGACAAGATGCTCTCCAGAGCCAGTCCGCAAGAATGTGCGGACGCGAATTGAGATGGCGGGGACTTTCATCGTGCCACCTCCCCGCATCTGCCGCCGTGCATCTCGCAGATGGCAGCGAAACGCCTCTCCATGAAGGCGTCGTTGTTAACCAGCTCCTCGAACGCTTCGAGGCTGCGCTCGCTCTCGCAGATGTCATCCGACAGGTCCAGTTCCGATCCGCAGATTGGAACTGTGCAGTATGAGCCGGGAGCGACAATCTCCTTGTGAAGGCAAGCGGCAGTACCCGCAAGACGGGATGGCCAGCGTTTGGCATTTCTCTTGGGGGTCGCCATGTCATGCCTCCTTCGTTCCAAGAAGAAGCCCGACAAGGCTTTTGTCGCTATGGATTCCCTCCGTGCAAGACTTAGGAAATGCCGTTCTATTTTGGGTGCATTTCCAGTCTACGCGTCTGCGTCTTTCGCATTCTAGATCCCAATCGATTTGAGCATAGAATGCTTCGCAGCGGCGATAGAACCCTGCCATCGTACCGCGTTTCTGCCGTTTGCTCCTAACGGGAGCATAACTCTTCGCCATTTCTTTTCCTATTCTGCAATTCGTGGGTTTTGCAGTCCCCGCTGTCGCACTGTGCGACGGTGGGCGCATTGCCCCGAATCACGCGAATAAGATAAATCTCGGCGTAGTAAAGTTGTTTGTTTGCGATTGATGGAGAACTGAAAACAACGAAAAACCCCAGCAAAAGCTGGGGTTTATAAGGTTCGGATTAGTAGCGTAGTTTGGAAAACTACTACGCTGAAAACTTGGATTTCGTAGGGCTATTTCGTCTTACGATAGGCTTGAGCAAGAGCTTTCGCATTTAAGTAGCCACGTTTTTCGCCGCTTTCTTTTGCCGCTTTAGTCATGGTCTTCTTGTTTTGGTTCCAGTATTGGGTCGCTCTTGCACCGATGGTTGTGGATTTGTCAGTATCCTTGGTCTGATTGTTAAGGAGCCACGCCTTGAAGTCCGATAGTTGATCATCCATTGTTTCAGTTTTTGTGCCGCGTAGCCCACTCCCTCTTCGAGACTTGCTTGCAGTTTTCTGTTTTGCTCTCCTGTTGTTGCAGAATTCAGAGAGTGTGTCTGTCAGTTCAGTCATCAGCTCGGCGATGGATTCGTCCACAGTCTCGTCTCGATTACTTCGCATCAGAATTGCGTATATGGATGACCATGACAGCGATAGGCTTTTCACAAATGCCTTCCCAGCAAGCGCCTCGCATTTTTTGAACAGTCCTTGCATTGCTTGGTCAAGCTTCCCGCATTCGCGCAAGTTGGTTCCTACAAGTGATTTGTCATTGGCAATTGTCGGCAACAATGTCTTTAGGAGCGAGAATACTGGTTGCTTCGGCGACAGAACTACATCCGCCTGGATTTCGCCGGCATCAAGCCTATCCGAAAGATTGTTAACGCACTTGGCAAGGTTTCCAATCACGCTGCGAGGGGAAGAATCCGCCATTGCTAAATCTCCCTCTTGTTCGGATCTTCGTACCAGGTCTTTGGAATCAACGCATCGCCATTGTGCCAGTTTGCGCATTCGACAACGCCGTCGACATTGCCATAGACGTCTTCACCTGCGTGCTCAAGGACTATGGCCTGCCAATTGGAATTGCAGCCACTGGTCGAGTGTGCGAGCGTAGAGAAGATCTTTCTGACGCTCTCCCTGTCATCGCTGTCAAGCTTGACATTGTCAAGGCGCTTCAAGATGTCGTCGTATTGTTTTCCTTGTTTGAGGTTCGATACCGCCGGGAAATACACTTGGCTAGGCTGGTCAAAAACCATGAAATTCGGCACACACGAAGTCGGGGCTGCCATCTTTGAAAAGAACTCTTGGAATGCGCAAGAAAATGCGATGTGCATTGACACCCAGTTTGAAGCGCTCCCGACTTCGCTTAGATTGTGCCTTGAGCCGTGGGAATCCACGACTGACAGGTTCATCTCGTTCTTGTCGAAGATTGGCGGGTTCATCCTGTACTCGTCTTCGCAGTCAAGCGAATTAAGTCGTTCGAGGGCTGTCCTTTGGATAGCCTCAATTCGCTCCTTCGCCCTTGCCCGGATCGCCCCCTCGTCACATTCTTTTGTCGCAGCGTCCAACTGCGCTTTTACTTCTGCAATTTGCCGATAGATGCCCTCGTGTTCTTTGATGTGTTCGGCTGTGGCGATGACTTGTCTAATCTCGCCGATTAGCTGGTTCATTTTTACGGACTGCACGGAAACTTGAGTGCTTTGGAGCGACTTGATTTGCTGTTCGTTCCGTCGTAGGGTTTCAATCAACTCTTCGCTACGCCGCTTTAGGTTCTGGTATTCAGAGATGTCCTGGGGATTTATGGCGCTTGTCGCGGAAGCCGCATCTTCGCACCTCTGGACAACGGAGCATATCTTGTCTAACTCTGCGACTGCTTTGTCGTAACCGTCCTTTCCTGAGGCGGTGCATTCGCCTGCATCGCGCCAGTTTTGCCTCATCCACTTGGCAATCTTCAAGCGCTCCTTCTTTGCGGCATTCGCGCTATTGTAAAGGTTCAGGTTGTCGATGAGCGACTCGAATTCTGACATTTCCTTGTTCACTCGGCGGATTTCAGAATCCAGAAGCTCGTTTTGCTTCTTCAGGGCGCGAATTTCTTTTCTGTATGCTTTTAACGTCTCTGCGCTTGCCTTGGTTTGAGCGTCTCCGCTGTCTTCCGCTATCTTGCTCGCAAGCGCTATCAGTTTGTCATGATCTTCTGGTAGGCTGTCGCCAGGACAAAGACCGAACTTAACAGCCTCCACCATCTTATCGCGGATTGAGGATAGAAAGGCATTCGCCGCGTTTTTTGCTCGTTCGTAATTGCCCTGCAGAGTATCTAGCTTTAGGCGAAGTGCTTTAACTTCTTTTCGCTTCAGGACCTCCATGAGCGTCTCCGCTCCTATGATGAAATTGAACCAGTCCCTCAGCTTGTCCCTGCTGAATGAAATGTGTAGCTTGTAGAACAGCATGTAGCGACTTGTCATGATGTCTTGAACTTGGAATAGCATGTGCGCTATGTCCCTGAAGCTCAAATGGCCGTCGTCATTTGTCCGTCCGGTGGGGTCTTCTCTGCCAACGTCTGTGATTCCGGCGAGGCGTGACAATTTTTGAACCACATCGTCTGTATTCTCCCGATTCGGCTCATCTTGAATTGCTTCAGGGATGTCGCTGTCTGCTGATATCGGAATGATCCTGCAGTCCAAACTTGTCTTTTCTTTGTCTGCAGGATTCCGTCTTGCAAACAGGATTCGTCCCTCGGAGGTGTGTGCGACGATACCATACCATGCAGCGTTGTCTCGCACAACTCCGACTGGGATTGAACACTCGCCACTTCCCATGCAATAATCGATTAGCCCGCAAATTGCGGACTTTCCCGTTCTTGAGGCTCCCGACACGACGTTGACCGTATTCTTGTGGAACAAGACCTCGTTCCTTCTTTGACGGCTGTCCTTCGGCCAAACGATAATGCGCTCGAGTTGAAATTGCATTATAGTGATACTCCTAATAGTTCTGCCGCTTTGGGCAATGTCGTTCTTGCCATGATGCGCCCAAGAAGTTTTGCGCGTTCGCCAAGCTCTTTGATGCGCCCTGTCCTGAAGTCCCCGCTCCCCGGTCTGCTTGACAATTTGCAGGCGGTTAGGCTCGCCGAGTCCACATCCCACTTTAGATATCCGCCCGCAACCGCGATGTCAATAGCTCTGGCTGTGTATGAAAAGCGAGAACGCGTGCGCTCGTGCAGTTTCATAAAGTGGAGCGACGTGTCGCCATTTCGGGCGTGCCGCACATATTGGACGAGAGATGTTTTCCGCTTTAGCTTGTCGGCGAGCGCATCATCGGTAAGGATTGCGGCGGCTATGAAATGCAGGATGACGATGGGGTCGCGTCCTTCTGGATGGCTTCCCTTGTACGCTTGCGTGAAAAGGTATAGCAGATACGCGCCAATAACAGGCGTGTGCCATGTGCGGTACTCATCGACGAGAAGGCTACTATCTGCTTTCATGCTGCCTCAGTCCTTCTTGATTTTATCCGGCCATTGCGGATGCCATCCAATCGTGTCGCCCTTGTTGGCAATGCGATGATACGTCCCCTCCGCCATTCTTCCTTGGGTCGGCTTGTCTGCAAGCGGGATTGCGTCTCCCTGACTGCTACACATTCTTAGCGTTTCTGCGCCTCTTGCCTCGTCGCTTTGCCCAGGGTTGTGCGCCCTATTGAAGATTTCATCGTGCTTGTTCAGCAGCCGGCTCTCATATTCCATGAGGTCGTCTTCGTTGTACAACTCATATTCGTACCACTTTTGCCTGTTCATTTCGGCAGAGCAGTACGCCTCGAGTGCCCTGGTGAGTAGGGGTAGACCTTCTTCCCCAAGCAATTCAATGTGCCTAATGAACAAGGGGTTTTGTGAACTAACGGCAGCCATTTCCTTTGCCCGCTCGTCGATTGAGCATTTCGAGAAGTAGTCTATCAAACGCTTGGTGTAGATTCTCGAAATGATCTGGTGACTTTCCGTAGTCCACTCGCTATAGGAAAGCGTTGCGCTTTTGTCGCGGTCTGTTTTTTGGGCAATCCACATCAAGCATTCCATCGTATAGCGATGGATGTTGTCATTCGCCGTAAGATGAAAATAAGCTTTGACCTTCTTCTGGACATCGGCAATGGACAGTCCATTTGCGCTGCTTGTGGCTGCAACCTCGTCAACTGCAACGGCACATCCGTCATCGTCCATGTCAAGGACGGCAGACAGAATTGCGAGATGCTGTAGGTTTATTGCAGGGGCTGTTGTCATGTCACTCCTCCTGCCGCTTTTCGTTCTCTGGCTCTGGCTTGGCCTGTACATCCTTCGCCGGGCCGACGGCCTTGGGCGAGCGCACCATGAAAGGTATGCCGCCAGTCCTCACCACCTCGTTCATGAAAATGGTCACAGCTGCGCTGAACGAGATCCCGATGTCGTTCAGAATCTCGTCGCAGGCGCGTTTCAAGTCGTCATTCAGTCTAAGCGTTGTAGTCATGGTTCGCTTCTTTGTAATGCTTTGTTATTTGCAAACGACATATATTATATCATATTAAGCCCATAATCCGCAATGAAGTATTCAGAATTTCAACCATGCGAAGGTGCCTAAGCGCACAAAAAACCTTGTTTGGGCATGATTCCGAAGAAAGTCTGTTAAAACAGTGTACCAAATGTCGTATAAGAGAGTGGGGACGGGCAACTGGCGTTGGCATTTCCATTGTGCGCATTGTGTGTTGGCGTTTTGCCGTCATCAACGCGAGTCGCCGTCTCTTTTCATTCTCAAGAAAGGAAACCCATGAACAATATCCTTCCGTTCTTTGCGGACATACCCGCAGACGAGTACCACCAGGCGGCGAGGGACGGGAAGTTCCTGTCGAGCCATCTCCTCGGGGACTTCAGGAAAAGTCCGAGACTCTACCGCAAGAAGATGACGGGCGAGATCGCGCCGGAGGACACGGCGGCGTTTCTAACTGGACGCGCCGTGCATACCCTCATACTGGAGGGCCGGGCAAAGTTCGACGAGGAGTTCCTCGTCTCGGACGGGCCTGTGAACCCCAAGACGGGCGAGTCGTTCGGCAAGCTCACGAAGGCCTACAAGGAATGGGCGGCGGCACAGACGAAGGACGTCGTGTCGGGAGCGGACTTCAACTTCATGTCGCAGCTCCAGCAGAGCGTATGGACGCATCCCGTTGCAAGCCTCCTGCTCGACGACGGCATTGCGGAGCAGACCGTCCGCACGACCTACTTCGGCGTCGCCTGCCAAATCCGCATGGACTGGTTCAGGGCCGACTACGAGGGGCGTCCCGTCATCTGCGACCTCAAGACCTGCGAGACGCTCGACTGGTTCGAGAGCGACGCGCGGCGTTTCGGCTATCCCGCGCAGGCCGCGTTCTACCGCGAAGTCCTGCGCACGGCAAGCGACGGCGAGATCGTCGCAGACTGCTATCTCATTGCCGTGGAGAAGCGCGAGCCTTTCCGCTGCGGCGTCTGGAAGCTCACCGACGGAATCCTCGAAGCGTGCGCCGTGGAGAACGAGCGCGCGATTGCGGAACTCGCCGAGTGCCGCAGGACGAACGTCTGGCCGACGAAGACGGAGGACTTGCGCATCCTCGATGTGTAGGACGCAAACGGCAATCTACTTCAAACTGGCGGGCGGTGTTTCACCGTCCGCCTTTTTCATGCACACACACAAACAGGAAAGGAAACGAAAATGGGCAACCTGCTCGATTCGATAACAACGGGACGCCAGCCGCAGCCGCCACGCATCATGATTTACGGCTCCGAGGGAGTCGGAAAATCGACCTTTGCGGCATCCGCCCCAAAGCCCGTCTTTGTGCAAACGGAAGACGGACTCTCCGAGATCGACACGGCGAAGTTCCCGCTCTGCGCGACATACGCCGACGTCGTGGAGCAGCTTAAGGCCGTCCGAGACGGCGAGCATGACTTCCAGACGCTGTGCGTCGACTCGCTGGACTGGCTGGAGCGTCTCATCTGGGACCGCGTCTGCCAGGACTATGGGGTCAAGTCCATTGAAAAAGCCGACGGCGGCTACGGCAAGGGCTACACCTACGCGCTCACCTACTGGCGCGAAATCGTGAAGCTTCTGAACGAGATCCGCGCCAAGCGCCAGATGGCGGTCATCCTCGTCGCCCACGCGAAGGTGGAGCGCTTCGAGGACCCGGAGCATCCCGCATACGACCGCTACCAGCCGCGCCTCCACAAGGCGGCGAACTCGCTGATCTGCGAGTGGGCGGACGCGGTTCTCTTCGCGACCCGCAGGATGCGCGTCGACTCGACGACCGGCAAGGCAGCCCCCGTCGGGGCAGACGGCGGCGAGCGCGTCATCCGCACCAACGGCTCTCCCGCGTTCAACGCGAAGAACCGCTATTCGCTTCCCACGGAGATGGCTCTCTCGTGGACGGCCTTCATGGAAGGCATGAAGGTTGGCTCGAAGAAGTAAACCCCACCAGAAAGGAATCCAACAATGGCACAACTGAACTTCAACGCGGCGGAGATCGACACGACCTCCCGCGACGCAATCCCTTCCGGCACCTACGAGGCGGTCGTCACCGACTCGGAGATGAAGGCTACGAAGAACGGCCTCGGCATGGGCATCAACCTCACGTTCGAGATTCTGTCCGACGGTCCCGCCAAGGGGCGCAAGGTGTTCGTGTGGATCAACTACGAGCATCCGAAGGCCGAGGCGCAGCGCATCGGACGCGAGGAGCTGGCGAGCCTCTGCAAGGCGGTCGGCGTCGCCAACCTCACGGACACGAACCAGCTCCACAACCTCCCGCTCATGGTGACGGTCGGAGTTGACCGCAACGATCCGACGCGCAACGTCGTCAAGAAGTACGCGGCGAAGGCGGCGCAGCAGACGCCCGCCGCGCAGATCTCTTCGGCGACCGCATCGGGGACGCCCCCGTGGAGGCGCTAGAGTTCGACCTCCCCTGGCCGCCCAGCGTCAACAACTACTACCGCCACGTCGGGCCGCGCGTCCTCATAAGCCGCGCGGGGCGAAAGTACCGCACGATGGTCGTAAGCCGCCTCGGAGGGCTCAAAAAGCTCTCCGGGGCGGTTTCGCTTTCGCTCGAGTGCTACCCGCCCGACAGACGGCGGCGCGACCTCGACAATCTCCTCAAGTGCCTGCAGGACTCGATTACGGCTGCGGGCGTCCTTGACGACGATTCGCAGATAAGGCGTCTCCAGATGGAGATGCTCGAACCCATCGAAGGAGGACTCGTCCATGTACGACTTGAGGCCATACCAGGGCGACGCCGTTGAAGCGGTGTACAGGCACCTCCGTGAGAAGGACACGAACCCCTGCGTCGTAATCCCGACGGCGGGCGGGAAGTCGCTCTGCATCGCGCAGGTCGCCAAGGACGCCGTGACCAGGTGGAGCGGGCGCGTGATGATACTCGCGCACGTCAAGGAGCTGGTGGAGCAGAACGCGGGGAAGCTCAAGGCCATCTGCCCGGAGCTGCCCGTCGGCGTGTACTCCGCCGGCCTCGACAGGCGGGACGTCTCGCAGTCGGTGGTCGTCGCTGGCATCCAGTCGGTGTACAACCGCATAGACGAGTTCAAGCCGTTCGACCTTGTCATGATCGACGAGGTTCATATGGTGCCGCCCGATGGAGAGGGACGCTACCGCACCTTCCTCGAAGCGGCGAAGAAGGCGAACCCGCACGTCCGGCTCGTCGGCTGGACGGCGACGCCCTACAGGACGCAGGGCGGGCTCATCTGCAAGCCGGAGAACCTCTTGAACGAGGTCTGCTACGAGATCGGCGTCAAGGAACTCATCAACCGTGGCTACATCTCGAACATCACCGCGAAGGCGGGGCGGCACGCGCCCGACACCGACGGCCTGCACGTCCGCGCCGGCGAGTTCGTCGCCGAGGACGTGGAGAAGCTGATGGGCGAGGACGGGCTTGTCAATTCGGCTTGCCGCGAAATCGTGGAGTTGACGAAAGACCGCAAGGCGTGCCTTGTCTTCTGCACCTCGGTCGCGCACTGCAAGAAGGTGGCGGCGCAGATATCGAGGCTGTCCGGCGAGGAGTGCGCGATAGTGACGGGCGACACGCCCGCCCCGGAGCGCGAGGAGACGATCCGCAGGCTTCGCGGCGAGAGCATAGCGACCGACCTCTTCGGGACCGCGCTCAAGCCGCTCAAGTACTGCTGCAACGTCTCCGTCCTCACGACCGGGACGGACATCCCGCGTTTGGACACAATCGCCTTGCTCCGTCCGACGAACAGCCCAGGGCTGCTCGTTCAGATGGTCGGGCGTGGCTTTCGTTTGTCGCCCGAAACAGGCAAGACGGAATGTCTTGTTCTCGACTACGGTCGCAACATCGAGCGGCACGGGCCGATCGACTTGATCAAGGTGAGGGAGCCGGGTCAGGGCGGCGGCGGGCCGCTTGCGAAGGTCTGCCCGCAGTGCCAGGCTATCGTGAACCTTCCCGTCATGCTCTGTCCCGACTGCGGCTACCAATGGCCGCGCAAGGAGCCGGAGCGGAAGTCCCACGAGGCGACTGCGGCGAAGGTCGGCATCCTGTCGGGCGAGGTCACGGTCGAGAAGTTCCCCGTCCAGCACACGTCCTACCAGGTCTGGGAGAAGCGGGGAGCGCCGCCTGACGCGCCCAAGACGGTGCGCGTCACATACGACGTGGACTACCTCACGCACTATTCCGAATGGCTCTGCCCGGAACACACGGGCTACGCGAGGCGGAAGTTCGAGAAGTGGTGGCGCGAGCACGCCAATCCCGACTGCCCGATGCCCCGCACGGCGGAGGAGGTGTGCGAGCATGACTTCGCTGGGATGATCCGCGAAGTGAAGGAGATAACGGTCAGGTTCGTATCGGGGCAGAAATACCCCGAGATAACCGGCTACGAACTCGGCGACTTCCCGCTGGTACAGGCGGGACAGGGAACGCAGGGAGAGGGGGTTTCTGATGAAGACTGGGATGATATTCCCTTCTGACGAGGAGGAGTGGGCGTGGATCGAGCGCATGGCGAGGCGTAGGGAGCGGCTGTTCAGGGCCGCCCGGTACGCCGCCCTGTTCGCGTTCGGAACCGCGCTGCTGTTCGCCATTCTGTGGCTCTGCGTCCGCAACATGGGCGCGGGGCGCTACGACGCATGGCAGAACGCGATTCAGGCGGCTCGGCAGCGAGACCCGCCGTAGTACATTCACATCGAAGAAAGCAAAGGAGGCCACATGGCTACAATACCCGTCGCGACGGCAATGGCGTATCTCGCCGCAGGCCTCTCGTGCCTTCCCGCTGCCAAGGCGAGAAAGCATCCCGCCATCGGCTCGTGGAAGAACTGGCAGACGCGGCTTCCGACGGAAGTCGAGGTCAGGGCGTGGTTCTCGAACGCTCACGACGCAATATGTGTGGTTTCAGGGGCGGTCTCCGGGAACCTCGAATGCATAGACTTCGACAACGGCGGCGAGCTGTTCGCCGCGTGGATGGAGAAAGTCGACACCGGGCTTCTCGCGAGGCTCGTCATCGAGCAGACTCCGTCCGGCGGCTACCATGTGTGCTACCGTTGCGAATCGCCGGTCGAGGGCAACCTGAAGCTCGCCCGTGGCAATCGCGACGGCAAGCTGAAGACGCTCATCGAGACGCGGGGCGAGGGAGGTCTCTTCCTTTGCGCCCCCACGGAGGGCTACGCTCTCCAGCAGGGAGACTTCGCCAATCTGCCGACAATTTCGCCGGATGCCCGAAAAGCCCTCCTGGAGGCCGCACGTTCGCTCGACGAGGTTCCGGCGGCAAGCACGCCGACCGCCCCCGCCGGAGCAAACGTGGGGCAACGTGGCGCGGATTTCGCCCCTACGGGCGGAAAGGACGCGTTCGACCTCGCCCCTGGGGACGATTTCAACGCCCGTGGCGACGTCCATCCGCTCCTTCTGGCGGCGGGATGGCAGTTCGCGGGGAACAACCCCGACGGCAACGAACTCTGGACGCGTCCCGGAAAGGACCCTCGCAACGGCATCTCGGCGACCTACAAGGACGGATCGTTCTATGTCTTTTCGTCGAACGCCGCACCGTTCGAGCCGAACGTCATGTACAGCCCGTTCGCGGTCTATGCGACCTTGAACCACAACGGCGACTACACGGCTGCGGCATCGGCTCTGCTCTCGCAGGGCTACGGCAAGGCGAGGAGCGACCTCGGCTGCGTTACGCTCAACCTGAAGCCGGTTGCCGCCGGAACGACACAGGCCGAGGAAGGCCCGATATCGCTGGGGACGCTGAAAAAGCGCTTCCCGGAGATGCGCCCCGTCCTCATCGACGGATTCCTGCGAATAGGAGAGACCATGAACATAATCGCCGCGCCGAAGACCGGCAAGAGCTGGCTCGTCACTCAGCTGTGCGTCTGCGTCGCCTCCGGGACGGACTGGTTCGGCCACGTCTGCACGCCCGGACGTGTCCTCATCATCGACAACGAGCTTCACGAGGAGACGTCGGCGAACCGCATCCCGCTCGTCGTGGACGCGATGCGCAGGGCGAACCCAAGTCTCCCCAACGTGGACGACATGATCGACGTGTGGAACCTCCGAGGCAAGTGGAAGTCGATAGCCGACCTCTCCGCGTGGCTTCCGAGGTTCAGGGAGGCGGGGTACAGGATGATAGTCATCGACGCATTCTACCGCGCCCTCCCGAAGGACACGGACGAGAACGACAACGGGTCGATTGCGAGCATCTACAACTTGATCGACACCTTCGCCAAGCAGGTCGGGTGTTCGTTCGTTCTCATCCACCACACGTCGAAGGGAAACCAGTCGCAGAAGACGATCACCGACGTTGGCGCGGGAGCGGGCTCACAAAGCCGTGCTGCGGACACGCACCTCATCCTCCGCGAACACAAGGACGACGGCTTCCTTGTCCTTGAGGCGGTCGTGCGTTCGTTCCCGAGGCAGGAGCCGATTGTCCTTCAGAAGGCGTTTCCGCTCATGCTTCCCGACTACGAGAGGAACCCTGAAGACCTCGCGGGCAAGTCGGAAGTCGGCGTCAAGAAGGACGACCCTCCGCCGGCCGAGATAGCGAAGCGGCTTGCGGAGCTTGTCGATCCCGACCATCCACAGGCCAAGGGAGTCTTCATCGACACGGTGAAGACGGCCTACGGCCTCATGGAGAAGACGGCGAAGCTGGCGGTGGAACGCGCCATCACGGACGGTCTCATCGTCTGCGGGAGACTCCCGAACCAGCCCAAGGGAATGCAGGCTACGAAGTTCATAACGCTTCCCGCAGGGGAGGACGACGAGCCGGATTAGTTTTTCTTCGCGTGAAAAAACAAAAAGGAAAACTAATTCCGGGTGCGTCCGGCGGTCGGAATTAGTTTTGTTTTGCCTAGGAAAAACAAAACAAAAAACTACTTCCGGCCAGGGCGGAAACGGGTCGATTTAGTTTTGTTTTTTTGCGCTCCCTTTAGGGGCGCAGAAAAATCAAAACTAATCCGTGTCCGCCCAAGCGAAAATCAGGGCTGTCTGGACGTGGAGCGACAGGCCGACCTCCCGAACCGGGAAAAAACGGCTCGGGCCGGGCGGGGTGGGACGTAACGTCCCTGCGAGGCCACGGTTCCTCCCCACCCCCTCTCGAAGGCAGGGCGCGGGAAGGAGCGCAACTCCAGGGCAGACTTTCTTTCAGACGACGTAATTTTTCAAGGAGGCGAAAATGCCAGCAAAACCAGCGGAAATGACCTACGCGACGGTGTGTTCGGGAATCGAGTGCATGAGCGCGGCGGTAGCGCCCCTCGGCGGTTGGAAGCCGGTGTTCTTCAGCGAGATCGAACCGTTCCCGTGTTCGCTCCTGAAGCACCGCTACCCGACGGTTCCGAATCTCGGGGACATGACGAAAATCACAGCCGAGCGGATCGGCGACGAGGAGAAATGGAGGATCACGAATGGAACAGGTGTCATTGAACTTGCCGGGCGTCTCGGCTGTCTCGCCGGCGGCACGCCGTGCCAGGACGTGTCGGTCGCCGGGAAGCGGGCGGGCATGGCAGAGGGGAGCGGGACCCGCTCCAGCCTTGCCTTCCACTTTGCGCGACTTTGCCGAGAGCTACAACCTCGATGGGTCGTATGGGAGAACGTTCCGGGAGTTCTCACCTCAAACGGCGGACGCGACTTCGCGCACTTCATCCGCTCGATTGGGGAATGCGGGTATTCTCTTGCCTACAGGACTCTGGACGCTCAATGGGTGCGAGTGGACGGGCTGCCCCGCGCAGTTCCCCAGAGACGCCGGCGTGTGTGGCTTGTCGGACATCTTGGAGACAGTTGGCGAACACCTGCGGAAGTACTGTTTGAGCCTCAAGGCGTGCGCGGGGATTCTCCGCCGCGCCGCATCGCGGGGCAAGGATTTACCCGAGAGGCTGGCGTTGGCTTTGAAGGCGCAGATCGCCCGGTTCCAACGAACTCAAACGGCGGCGACGTGATGCCCGCCCTCACCGCGCGCGACCTGGAAGCGCGGATGACGGGACAAGCCGACCGCTCCGGCGGCTACGTCATGCAGCCGTCGGGCTTCGACCCCTACGAGCCTGGCGGCGTCAAGTCGGACAGTCCAGAAGTCTCGGGCGCTCTTGTCAACGGATCTTCGCCGGGGTTCCACAATGCGGTGTGTTTTGAGAACCATCAGACTGACGCAAGGACGCAGGAGGTGGACGTCGCCCCCACTATGGGTGCAACGCACAACGCGCAGGCGGCGAACAACAACCCGCTCGTCGTCGCCATCGACATGGACAAGAACAAGCCGACGAACGCCGACAAGCCCGTCCGCAAGGGCGGCGCGGGATTCGGCGTCTCGGAGAAAGGCGCGTCCTATACGCTGACGGCGAGAGACCAGCACGCGGTCGCATACGCCATCGACTCTATGGGGTCCAACGCGATGAAGTCGAAGAACCCGAAGAGCGGCTGTCGGGAGGTCGAGTGTGCGCCGACGCTCACGACTGTTGATTCCGCGCCTGTGAAGCACCAGGGCGGCACGGCTGTCGTGGCGTTCCTGCCGGGCAACTCCAAGAAGGCACGTTCCATAGCCGCCGACGAGGAGGTTTCGCCTACGCTCATGCGGACGCAGGGCGAGAGCGGCAACAAGGTCGCGGTCGCGGCCGAGTGCGTCGGGGTGTTCGACATGGGCGCAAGGAAGACCGGCGCGGGCACGGAAACGAGCGGAGCCTCGCCGACGATCCTCGCCGCGCACGGGACGGACCCCCACGCCGTGTGCATCGGCTTCAACTGCGAGGCCGGAACTCACGACCAGACGCCGAAGGACAACCTCGGAGAGACGCTCGCCGCATGCCACAAGTGCGGCGTCGCCATCGGACTCGACAGGGCGTCCTTCAACCAAGGAAGGAACGCGAAGTTCGGCTTCTCGGTCGAGGAGGAGTGCGCGCCCACGGTCGTTTCCAAGGGGCCGGGCGCGGTCTCGTTCGAGCCTGGGATCGCCAAACGCGAGGGAGCGCCGCACCGATTCTCGGACGAGGTGACGTCGACGCTCCGCTCGGACATGGGCGACAACCTCCCGGCGGTCGCCGTGGACTACATCGTCCGCCGCCTGACCCCGCTCGAGTGCGAAAGGCTCCAGGGGCTGCCGGACGGATACACGCTGATTCCGCATCGCGGGAAGCCTGCGGAGGAGTGTCCCGACACGCCAAGGTACAAGGCGCTTGGCAACGGCTGGGCGGTCAACTGCGCCCGCTGGATATGCCAGCGAATCCAAAAACACGAACAGGAGAACACACATGGAAACTAGCAGGATGAAGGTCGTAAACGTCCCCGTCTCGGAGATCGTTCCCTACGAGAACAACCCGAGAGTCAACGAGGGCGCGGTCGAGCAGCTTGCAAAGATAATCGAGCAGCTTGGCTTCCGCAACCCGGCTGTCCTCAACAAGGACAAGGTCATCATCGAGGGACACACAAGGCTCCTCGCGGTGAAGAAGCTCGGCTGGGAGACGATGCCCTGCATCATCGCCACCGACCTGACGCCGGAGCAGGAGCAGGCCTTGCGCATCGCCGACAACAAGATCGCCGAAATCGCGGAGTGGGACGAGGACAAGCTGAAGGTCGAACTCGCAGCGTTGCAGGAGGCGGGCTTCGACCTCTCGCTCCTCGCGTTCGGCGACGACGAGCTGGACGACCTCCTTGGCGGCGAAGCGGGAACGCACGGCGAGACGGAGCCGGACGCGGTTCCCGAAACGCCGGAGGTTCCCGTCTCTACGCCCGGAGAGGTGTACCAGCTCGGAAAGCATCTTCTCGTCTGCGGGGACTCGACGAAGCCCAACGACGTCGACAAGGTGTGCAAGGCGGACGAGGCCGACCTATGGCTCACGGACCCTCCGTACAACGTGGACTACCACGGATCGGACGGACAGTCGATCCAGAACGACTCGATGGAGGACACGAAGTTCCGCGAGTTTCTTCGAGCGGCGTTCGGCTGCGCGGAGAAGCGCCTCAAGCCCGGCGGCTCGTTCTACATCTTCCACGCCGACTCGGAGGGCTACAACTTCCGAGGCGCGTGCTTCGACGTGGGGCTTCGCGTGAGGCAATGCCTTGTGTGGAAGAAGAACTCGCTTGTTTTGGGGCGGCAGGACTACAAGTGGATTCACGAACCCTGCCTCTACGGTTGGCGCGAGGGGGCGGCGCACGACTGGTACTCCGACTGCTCACAGACGACGGTGATGGAGTTCAACAAGCCGAAGAAGAACGACCTCCACCCGACGATGAAGCCCGTCGAGATGCTGTGCTACCTGATCGGCAACTCGTCGAAGCGCGGCGACATCGTCCTCGACACCTTCTGCGGAAGCGGATCGACGCTCATCGCCTGCGAGAGGACGGGGCGCGTGTGCAGGGCCGTCGAACTCGACCCGAAATACTGCGACGTAATCCGCAAGAGGTGGGCGGAGTTCGTGCATGGGGAGGGATGCGAGTGGGAGCGGCTGACTCCGCCCCTGGGCAACGGCAACACGTCATCAGACACGTCACCGGCGCCAAGTGCCGAGGAAGCACACGATGAAGGTGCTTGAACTCTTCTCCGGGACGGGCGTCCTGTCGGCTGCGTTCAGGGAGCGCGGCCACAGGACGCTGACCGTGGACTGGGATGAGTCGCACAAGCCCGACCTCAAGGCGGACATCGGAACGCTGTCCGCCGATGACGTCGTTCGGCTGTTCGGTCGCCCGGACGTCATCTGGGCGAGTCCCGACTGCACGACGTATTCGGTCATGTGCATCTCGCGCCACCGCGACGGCGTGAAGCCAAAGTCGGAGTACGCTGCGCAATGCGACCGCGTGAACGCCCATGTGTGCGACCTCATCCGCGAACTTAAGCCCAAGGCGTGGTTCGTCGAGAACCCGGTGGGGATGCTGCGGAAGATGCCATTCATCCTGAAGCTGATGGAAGACACGGGCGGAAGCCGCCATACGGTGACGTACTGCCAGTACGGCGAGAGGCGGCAGAAGCCGACCGACATCTTCACGAACCACCCCGACCCGCTGTTCCGCCCGCCGTGCAGACGCGGCGACAAGTGCCACGATGCCGCGCCTCGCGGCTCCAGGACGGGGACACAGGGGTTGAAAGGCAAAGCTCTCCGGGCGAAGCTCCCGAAGGAGCTTTGCGACCATGTCGTCCGCATCTGCGAGGGTCTTGTGTAAGTGGGAAAAGTGTGCAAACTCCGCGATTGTGTCGTGTAGACGGTTTCCACTGCACGACACAGTGCCGTAGGAAACACACTCCCAAATGCGGCGTAAGTTGGCGAGAAACGCCCGATTTACGCCGTATCTCCTTGAAAATCCAAGTAATACAGCCCGATAGAGGCGTGAGAGATCTATACGTCGACATTGACATGTCGAGGATCCACACTATCGGGCGACACTCTACGACAAACCAGCAAACCGCCCCGCAGAATCGGGGCAGAAAGGCGAAAAATGGCAAAGAAAATCCAATCTTCCGAATACTGCACGGTCGGACATCCCGACAGGACGTGCGACTATATCGCGAGCTATATCCTGGATCGCTACATGGAGGCCGACAGGAACTCAAGGGTCGCGCTGGAGGTTCAGCTCAAGGACGAGTTCTGCACGATATCCGGCGAAGTGACCAGCGACGCCCGTTTTGGAACAGGCGAGATCGCGGCATTTGCGCGAGAGGCGGTCGAGAAGATCGGCTATACGCCGGAGTACCAGGCGAAGTTCGGAGCGGCGAATGTCGTCTCCGGGCGCGAACTCGTCGTGGAGACACACATATCGCAGCAGTCCGGCGACATCGCGCAGGGAGTGAACCGCGACAGCTGGGGCGACCAGGGCATCTTCTGGGGTCTTGCGGTGGACGAGCCGAAAATGGGCTATCTTCCGAAGGACTATTTCCTTGCCCGCAAGCTCGGACGGGAAATCGCCGGGAAGCTGGGCGGGCTGGACGTGAAGACACTTGTCACGCTTGAGGACGGGAAGCCCGTCGAGTGCTTCATCGCCATCCCGCTTGCGCCGGGCGAGGACGATGCACCCGTCATCGAGACGGCGAGGACGCTGGTCGGCGAGGACTGCCGCATCGTCGTGAACGGAACGGGTCGGTACGTGACGCACGGCTCCGTCGGCGACTGCGGCACGACTGGCAGGAAACTCGTCGTAGACTTCTACGGCGGGAACTCGCGCATCGGCGGCGGCTCGCCCTGGGGCAAGGACCCGACGAAGGCGGATGTCACCTTGAACGTCTACGCCCGCAGGTGCGCCCTTGAGGGCATGAAGCGGTACGGGCTTCCCGAGATGCGCTGCGCGATATCGTGCTGCATCGGCCGCCGCGACATCCGCGTCTCGCTGTTCGACAGGGAGATGAACCTCGTCGAGGAGCGGATCGAGTCCGATCCCGCGAGCCACCTCATCGAGCTTCTCGGACTAGACAAGCCCGTCTATGCCGACACGTGCGCTCGCGGTCTCTTCGGATACGAGACGCTTTAGCGGACGGAGGCGAAGAGCCCGCGACCGGCCTTGCGGAAGCGCGACGCGTCGCCCTTGTCCTTGATCTCGCGGATGATCGCGGAGTAGAGGGTCTGCTCCGGCGTCTTGCCGCCCTTGGGCGTCCAGAGGCCGGAGGACTTCGCCTTTTCGATCATCGCCCTGACCGCCAGCGGCTCGTCGGACTGTTCTAGTACGGCGGCTGCGGCGTTCAGGAGCGAGAGTCCTTTCTCGGTCGAGGTCACCGCAGGCTTCGCCGCCTTGGACTTCGCAGCCTTGGGCGCGGCGGTCGCGGCGGACTCTCCGCCTTGTGATTCGAGCGACTTGACGGTGAGAGTCTTGCCGTTTCGCGTCTCGACCGTCCAGCCGTTCTCGGCCTTTGCCTTGACGCGCACCTCGACGAGGTTGCGTCCCACCTTGGCGAATGCGCGGTCGCCCGCCCTGTATTCCTTGCTCATTGCATCGTTCCTTTCATTGCGTCCGCCCACCACGGGCAGGACGGCGCACATATTCGCTCTTATTCCGGGATAAGTCAACGGGGCAGGGCGAACTATCTTCAACAGTCTTCACAGGAGGCCAGCCATGCCTGAACAGAGCCGCGACCACATTACGAAGGAGAACTTCGTGACAGCCATGCGCAGGTCGGGGTCCCGCACCCTGACGCTCGAACGGCTCGAAGCCGACATCGCCGCCGGCGCTCCCGTCAACGCGGACGGGACGGTCAACATCCTGAAGTACGTCGCGTGGATTGCAAAGGAGCTTGGAGATGACGGTCAACGTTAAGAAGATGAAGCCCGTGGAGATGGTGCGCTTCCTGAACTCCACGGAGCTGGGGACGGTCCTCTCCGCAGCGATGGTGTACCGGCATTTCTCGGAGGCGGGCTACCGCATCGCCTCGACAGAGGATTCACGTTGTCTGAGCTTCTACCGCTACGCCGCGTGGCTCATCGACAAGCGCAATACGCCGCCAGATCCCATTGGCGGGTATGAAGCCCACCGCGAGGCTGCGGCGCAGCGCCAGGCGGACTTGTCACTTGCGGGGCGCGACATCGGGGAACTTCCCGCCGTTGTGGACGAGGCGCGAAAGGAATCGTGCCGATTCGACTTTCGCAAGTTCTGCGAGACGTATTTCCCCGAAGTGTACAACCTCGAGTGGTCGGACGACCATCTCCGCGCGATAGCGAAGCTACAGAAGGCAGTCCTCGAAGGCGGGCTCTTCGCCTTGGCGATGGCGCGAGGAAGCGGCAAGTCTTCGCTCACTGAGACTGCGGCGATATGGGCTATGGCCTACGGACACCGCGAGTTCATCGTCGTCATCGGCGCAAGCGAGGGAGCGGCTCTTGAGATGCTCGACTCGATCAAGACGGAACTTGAGGTGAACGAACACCTTGCGGAGGACTTCCCAGAGATGGTGTACCCGATAGCCCGTCTGGAGGGTATCGCCAACCGCTGCGCGGGGCAGCTCTACAAGGGCGAGCGGACGCGCATCGCGTGGACTGCGAGCGAAATCGTCCTTCCGACAATCGCTGGCGCGGCGTCTTCCGGCGCAATCGTCCGCGTCGCCGGCATCACGGGTCGCATTCGCGGCATGAAGTACAAGCGCCCCGACGGACGGACTATCCGTCCGGAGTTCGTCATCGTCGACGATCCGCAGACGAGCGAGTCCGCCGGCTCAGCCGAGCAGACGAGGAAGCGCGTCCGCGTACTCGCGGGCGACGTGCTTGGGCTTGCCGGCCCCGGTCGCAAGATCGCGGGCGTCATGCCATGTACGGTCATCCGCCCCGGCGACATGGCCGAGCAGATGCTCGACCGCTCGAAGCACCCCGAATGGAACGGCGAGCGCTGCCGGATGCTCTACAAGTTCCCGAAGAACGAGGAGCTGTGGAACCGCTACGCCGACCTACGCGCCGACGAGCTGCGGGAGAAAGGCACGTTCGAGAAAGCGACCGCGTTCTACGCCGCGCACAGGAAGGAGATGGACGAGGGTGCGGTCGTCGCGTGGCCCGCCCGCTACAACCACGACGAGATTTCCGCCGTCCAGCACGCTATGGACCTGAAGCTCACCGATGAGGCTGCGTTTTGGGCCGAGTACCAGAACGAGCCTCTGGCGGAGGACTTGGGAACTGAGGAGCAGCTCACGCTGGACGGAGTTTCGTCTCGCGTGAACGGGCATTCACGGCTCGGAGTCCCCGTCTCGGCGACGCACGTGACGGCATTCATCGACGTCCAGAAGACGATGCTCTTCTACTGCATCGTCGCCTGGGACGACGACTTCACGGGCCGCGTCATCGACTACGGAGAGTGGCCTGACCAGAAGCGGCGCTTCTTCACTCTGAACGACGCGAACGTGACGCTCCAGCAGAAGTTCCCGCGAAGCGGTCTCGAAGGATGCCTCTACGAGGGATTGAAAAGGCTCACGGGAGAAATCCTCGGACGCGAGTATTTCCGCGACGACGGCGCGGCGATGCGGATCGAAAAGTGTCTTATCGACGCGAACTGGGGCCAGTCGACGGACACCGTGTACCAGTTCTGCCGCGAGTCGGAATACGCCTCCGTCCTCACGCCCTCGCACGGCAAGTACATCGGCGCCAGCTCCAAGCCGATGGGCGAGTACAAGAAGGCAATCGGCGACAGGGTCGGCCTCAATTGGCGGATGCCGAACGTGCGCGGCAAGCGGGCGATCCGCCACGTCGTGTACGACACCAACTTCTGGAAGTCGTTTGTGGCGACGAGGCTTCTTACTTCCACGGGCGACCGAGGCGCATTGACGCTCTTCGGGCGAAGCACCGCCGACCACCTGCTCTTCGCAGAGCATCTAACGGCAGAGTACCGCGTAAAGACCGAGGGTCGCGGACGCCGCGTGGACGAGTGGAAGATGAGGCCCGACGCCAAGGACAACCATTGGTGGGACTGCATCGTCGGAAGCGCGGTCGCGGCCTCGATGTGCGGATGCGTCCTTGCCGGGACGATGACTGACGGGAAGCCGAAGACGGCTGCGAAGCCCAAGGTGAAACTGTCTGAACTGAGGCGATTGAAGAGGTAGAAAAAATATTCTCAAAAAGTCTGTTAAAACCCTGTACCAAACGTCGTATAAGAGAGTGGGGGGAATCAATCATTTGCGTAAGGGTGCCCCGTCATAGGAAATTCGCCAGTAGAAAAACCAAGCCGAGGAGGAGGGAGCCGCCATGCGTTACGGGAGCGTGTGCAGCGGAATCGAGGCTGCGAGTGTCGCATGGCGGCCCCTTGGCTGGCGATGCGCGTTCGTCTCGGAAACCGATTCGTTCGCGTCCGAAGTGCTGAAACACCGTCTGCCTGGGGTTCCGAACCTCGGCGACTTCACGAAGATACGGAAAGGAGGATACGATGGAGACATCGACCTCCTTGTCGGCGGAACGCCCTGCCAGTCGTTCTCTACAGGCGGCAAGCGCGGAGGAATCGCCGACCCGAGGGGCGGCCTCGCAATCGAGTTTGTCCGCCTGGCTGAGAGGACGGATGCGAGATGGCTGGTCTGGGAGAACGTCCCAGCCGTCCTTGCCATCAATGGCGGGCGCGACTTCGCGGCATTCCTCTCCGAACTCGTCGGATGGGATGTCAAAGTCCCAGACGGCGGATGGGGAAACGCGGGGATCGTCACCAACGCGCCCGGACGCGTTGGCGTTTCGTGGCGAGTGCTGGACGCTCGATATACCAGAGTTTCCGCATTTCCAAGGGCGGTGCCGCAGCGAAGGCGTCGTGTCATCCTTGTCGGATGTCGTGATCGCTGGCAAAGTGCCGCAGAAGCATTGCTTGGCGGCGAACTATGCGGAGGCGATGCTTGCCCGCGCAGAGCGCCTTGGGTATCCGCTTCCGACGACGCTGGAGAATGTGCTTCGGGAGAGTGCTTCCCGATAGACATGATGAACATCGAGGGGCGCACGAAGAACCTCAAGACGAAATGCTACGACGAGGCGGGCGCGGCGATGTACACATTGCGCTCAAGCCACGTGAACGCCGTATGCACGCCATGCCAGCTGCGGAGACTTCTCCCGGTCGAATCAGAGCGGCTCATGGGCTTCCCGGACGGCTGGACGGACATTCCGTGGAAAGGCAAGGCGCACGCACCCGACGGATTCCGCCACAAGGTGTGCGGGAACTCGATGTGCGTAAACGTCATGCGCTGGATCGGCGAGAGGATATCCGCCGTCGCAGCGGGAAAGGAGTTTGAAGACTATGGACGAGAAGTCCCTCGAAGAGGCGATGGAGCGGCTCCTCACCTCGCCCAAGGAGGTGGAGGTTGACGGACAGCGGGTGACGAACCAGTCGGTCGGCGACCTCATCAAGGTGGCCAACTACCTCGCCTCGAAGAACGCCCTCAAGGGGAAAAGGCTGCCGATTCGCATCACGAAGATGGCGGCGGGAGGAGGCGCGGTATGAGGCTGTGGCCATCGAAGAAGAAGGACGCGAAGGCGAGGTCGTCGCTCCTCGCGAGGTTTCTCCGCGCAAGGTTCGACGCCGCCCAGACGACGAAGGACAACGCGAAGCACTGGGGCGCGGCGGAATTCCTTTCAGCGGACGCAGAGGCGGACTCGAACGTCCGCAAGATTCTCCGCACCCGCGCAAGGTACGAGGTGCAGAACAACTCCTACGCTCGCGGCATCGTGAAGACGCTTGCGGAGGACACGATAGGGACGGGGCCAAGACTCCAGATGCTCCTCGAAGACGAGGAGACCAACAGGAAGATAGAGCACGACTTCCAGGTGTGGGCGAAGAAGACGCACCTCGCGTCCAAGCTGCGGACCATACGAATGGCCCGCTGCCAGGACGGAGAGGCGTTCGTTCTCCTCGCCAGGAACCCGATGCTCAAAACGAACGTGACGCTCGACATGCAGCTCATCGAAGCCGACCGGGTTACGGATGACGAACTGACAGTCGATCCGAACTGCATAGACGGCGTCGCGTTCGACCAATTTGGCAACCCGAAGTCCTACAAGGTGCTGAAGAAGCACCCCGGCGGGACAGACTCGTTCGACGCTGAGTTCGTGACTATCAAGGCAGAGAACATGATCCACGTGTTCCGGCAGGATCGTCCCGAGCAGCATCGCGGAATCCCGGAGATTACCGCTGCGCTTCCTCTGTTTGCACATCTCCGCCGGTTCACGCTGGCGGTGGTGAGCGCGGCGGAGGCGGCTGCGGACTTCTCCGGCATCCTCTACACGGACGCGCCCGCGAACGGCGAGGCCGATTCCGTAGAGGCGATGGACACGATCCAGCTCGAGCGGAACATGCTCCTCACGATGCCGGGCGGCTGGAAGATGAGCCAGGTCGACCCGAAGCAGCCGGTCACGACATACGGCGAGTTCAAGCGCGAGATATTGAACGAGATCGCAAGGTGTCTTTCGATGCCTTTCAACATCGCCGCTGGCAACTCGTCCGGCTACAACTACGCAAGCGGCAGGCTCGACCACCAGACCTACTACAAGGCGCTGAAGGTTGACCAGTCGTTCATGGAAGCCGAAGTCCTCGACAGGATTCTGGAGCCGTGGCTCAAGGAATGGAACCTTGCGACCGCCAGCGGCATCGATCTTTGCGACTGCCGCCACGTTTGGTTCTGGGACGGACAGGAGCATGTCGATCCCTCCAAGGAGGCGACCGCGCAGCAGAAGCGGCTCGAGTCGCGCACGACGAACCTCGCAATCGAGTACGCCAAGCAGGGACGCGACTGGGAGGTCGAGCTTCGGCAGATCGCCAAGGAACGCGAGCTTATGAAGGAACTCGGAATACCCGAGGAACAATCTCAACAGGAGAAAGACGAAGATGGAAGCGAAGAGTGAATACCTAGAAATATCCGCAGCACAGGGTGCTGGCGGCAAGCACACCGTCGCGGGACTCGCCTACGGTGGCGGGAAGATGCGCCTCTTTGGATGGTCGCACCCCGTGGTCGTGGACTTGTCTGGGATGGTTGTTCCCGAATCCGTGCCGCTCTTGGCAAACCACGAGAACCACACGCTGGGGCGCGTCGGGCTCGTCAGGGCGAAGATCGCCGACGGGCATCTCGCAATGTCCGGCGAAATCGTCGCGGCGGGCGAGCTCGCCGAGGCAATCGTCGCGCAGGGCAAGGCGGGCGCGGACTGGCAGCTCTCGATAGGGGCAGAGGTCGAAGCCGCCGAGCTTGTCCAGCAGGGAAAGAGGAAGGTGAACGGAGTCGAACACGAAGCCCCGTTCTACCACGTAACGAAATCCACTTTGCGGGAGGTCTCCGTCGTCGCCGTGGGCGCGGACCGCTCGACACACATGAAGGTCACGGCAAAACTCGAACTGAAAGGAAACTCCATAATGGAACCTGAAAACAAGGGAACGGGCAATGGGGGACAGGGAACGGAGACTCCCGCGACCCCTGCGACGCCCGCAGCAGCAACGGCGGCTGCCAAGCCCGCCGAGACACCGAGCGCCGCGACGCCGGCCGCGACGCCAAAGACCGTGGCCGCAGCCGCGACGGTCGAGAAGCCATCCGCGCCGATGCCCGACGCAAAGGCGATAGCCGCCGACGCGATCAAGGCGGAGCGCGAGCGCGTCGCGATGATCAAGGCCGTGTGCGGCGGAGAGTTCGCCGACATCGAGGCCAAGGCAATCGCCGAGGGCTGGGACAGGAACGCGGTCAACGAGGCGGTGTTGAAGGCGTACCGCGAGAAGCAGCCCACGACCTCCGCCCCGACCGTGACGGTGAAGACGTCCGGCATGACGGCGAAGACGCTGGAGGCGGCGCTCTCGCTCCGCGCCGGCATCGACGGCGACACGCTCGCCAAGGAGATGGGCGAGGAGACTGTCGAGGCCGCGATGAAGGACTCCGACATTCCGCTTTCCGGGCTTCTCGCCGAGTGCATGAAGCTCGAGGGCATGGCGGTCCCCCGCACCTTCGACAACACGTCCATCAAGGCGGCGTTCTCGACGGTGTCGCTCCCCGGAATCCTCTCCAACGTCGCGCAGAAGAAGCTTCTGCAGGCGTACCGCGCCCAGCCGATCATCGCGACGAGGCTCTGCACCAGCGCCGATCTCTCCGACTTCAAGGAGAACGAGCGCTTCCGTTTGACCGACATCGGCGACTTGAAGCCCATCGGCGCGGACGGCGAGATCAAGGACGGCGGCGTCTCCGAGGAGAAGGCCGTGAACCAGCTCGACACCTACGCCAAGAAGTTCTGCCTGACCAGGAAGATGATCATCAACGACGACCTCGGCGCGTTCCTGAAGGTGCCGACCGCGATGGGCAACCGCGCGGCGCGTCTCGTCGACCAGCTCTTCTTCACGCGCCTGCTCGCCAACCCGACGATGACGGACGGGAAGCCGCTCTTCTCGACGAACCACAGGAACCTCCTGACGGGCGCGAACTCCGCCCTCTCTGCGGACTCCCTCAAGAAGGCGATCAAGGCGTTCCTCGACCAGACGGACGCGGACGGACAGCCCATCTCGGTGGAGCCTTCGATTCTGCTCGTCCCGACGGCTCTCAAGTTCCTCGCGGTCGAGCTGACGCGCGGCGCGGCCTTGATGATGTCCGGCGGCGCGGAGCAGACGATCCGCCCGACGCTGAACGTCCTCGCGGAGGAGAACCTCTCCATCGTCTCCAGCCCGTACCTCTCCAACGCAAAGTACGCGGGCGCGAGCGAGACGGCGTGGTATCTCTTCGGCAAGCCGGGGACGGTGGACACCTTCGAGATCGGCTATCTCAAGGGCAAGCGCACGCCGACCGTGGAGCGCGGCGACCTGGACTTCAACGTCCTCGGAATCTGGTTCCGCGTGTACTTCGACGTGGGCATCCGCGAACAGGACCATCGCGGCATGCTCAAGGCGAACGGCGCGGCGGCCTAAGGCAATCTGCCGCAGGGCCGGGGCGGGGTTCTTTGTTTGTTTCTTCCCCCGCTCCGGCCTGCGGCCTTCTTCAACTTCAATCGAGAAAGGAATCCGAAAATGGATGCAAGGTATGTTCAGAGGGGCGACGCCATCGACTACACGCCTATGGCGGACGTCGCGGCGGGCGACGTGGTCGTTCTCGCCAACAAGCTCGTCGGCGTCGCGAAGCTCGACATCAAGGTGGCGGAGCTTGGCGCGCTGGCGTTGACCGGCGTGTACGAAGTCGCCAAGGCGAGCGGCGCAGCGTTTGCGGTCGGCATGGAGGTCGCGTGGGACGCGACCAACAGAAAGGCCGTCGCCGCCGGAGCGTCCGGCTCGGTCAAGATGGGCCACGCGGTCGCCCTTGCGGGCGCTTCCGACCCCACCGTGTTCGTCAGGCTCAGCCAGGGGCTGTCGTAAGCCATGATCAAGAGCGGAATCGAGACCCTCCGCGCAATCCAGATGGCAAGCGTCGCCTCCGACGTCGTGTACAAGCGGCTCGGAGGCGACGCGAAGACCGTCAAGGCGGTTGTCGGGCGGACCGTGTTCCGCTCTACGGACGTTGACGGAATCTGGACGCGGATCGAGACTCGGGACTTCATTGTCGGCAAGGCGCTGATCGACTTCGAACCGCAGGTCGGCGACGAGATCGAGTTCCTTGGGAACACATACGAAGTCTTGAGTCCGAACGGCGAACCGGCATGGCGGTGGAGCGACGCGTTCCACACGGCGTATCGAATCCACACCAAGCATACGGGAGGATAGGATCATGGCTGAGAAGGACGAACACAACCCCGGAATGCCGCCGGGCTTTCCCGAACTCTGGGAGGGTCTGACGCGGGCGAGAATGGACATTGCCGAACTCAAGGGCATGGTGAAGATGCACTTCGCCGACGGGGCGCACCATACGCCGCCCTGCGCGACGGCAACCGGCTTGCAGAAGACTCTCCACGCGGCGATGGGGGCGGCGATAATCTCGCTGCTTTCGGCGGTGGGAACGCTCGTCTTCGAGGTGGTCAAGGGAATGTCGCACTAGCGGCGGAACTGGAGGCGGAACATGGTTGACATCATCAGCCTTGCGCATGGCGTCGCCGAGCGGATCGGCGAGGCGGACGTCGAGCTTGCGCCCGAATACTCATTGAAGGACGTGAAGGAGCGGACGCGCATCGTGGTCGTTCCCGTAGGGATCAAGCACAAGATGCTTGCTCGCGGGTTCAGGGAGGACTTTCTCACCGTCCAGGTGGGCGTTCTCAGGAAGACTACGGAGGACGAACTCGTCGATCTCGTCAGCTACGTCCAGACACTTGCGCTCGACTTCCTGCACACGACCGTGCGTGGAGCCAAGTGCGTCGAGGCGAATCACGCCCCGCTGTACGTCCCCGACCACATGAGGGACCGCCGCCAGTTCACGGGGATAGTCGAACTCCTCTTCAAGGAGGTCAACGAACACCGCGTGGCGGAGGGCGCGGGATGAAGTCGGTGGTCGAGTTCGACGAGGACGGCCTTGTCGCTTGGATCGCGAGGGCGAGCCGAGAGTTCCTGAAGCGTGCGGGCGCATACGTGAGGACTGTCGCGCGGCGCAAGGTTCTCACAAGCCCCAAGCCGTCGCAGCCGGGGCAGCCGCCCCATTCGAGGCGGGGACTCCTGAAAAGAGGCATCCTCTTCGGCGTCGAGCGCGACGGCAAGTCCGTCCTTGTCGGACCCGGCTTCAGTTTTGTCGGCGAGTCGATGTCCGCACACGAATTCGGCGGCAAGTACCGAAAGGAACGCTATCCGAAGAGACCCCTCATGGGGCCGTCGCTCAAGGAATCTGCGCCCCGCCTCGCCAAGATGTGGGACGGAGCTGTGAAGTGATTTGAACACACAAAGGAGAAAACCAAATGGCATACAAACTTGGACTTGATGCAAAGCTCTTCCACGGCGCTGCCGGTTCGACGGCCAGCTCGGAGATGAAGAACTGCAAGGACGTCACGCTGAACCTCGAAACGGGCGAGGCGGACATCACGACCCGCGCCGCCGAGGGCTGGCGAATCACGGCGGCGACGCTGAAGGACGCGTCCCTTGAGTTCGAGATGGTCTGGGACACGGCGGACGCCGGTTTCAAGGCGATCAAGAACGCCTACTTCAACAACACGGCTATCGCCCTGTTCGCGTCCGACGGCGACGGAAACGGCCTCGACGCCGACTTCGTGGTGACGTCGTTCTCGCGTTCCGAACCGCTGGAGGAGGCGCTCACGGTGAGCGTCACGTGCAAGCCGACGCTCGTCTCTCGCGCGCCGACCTGGAAGGACGGAGGCGGCTCGTAACCGGGCCGCTTTCTTTGAAACCTTCAAAGGAAAGGAAATGGGCACATGAAGACATTTACCGACAACAAGGGGCGGGTCTGGGATGTCGAGCTGAACATCCGGCAGATGAAGCGCGTGAGGGACGTCCTCGGGATCGACCTCGTGAACGTCATTTCCGCTAACAAGGACGGGAGCGTTTCCACCGACACGCTGGAGCGCGTCGCAAACGACCCGATCCTGCTCGTCGACATTCTCTGGGTTCTCTGCGAGGGACAGGCGAAGCCGGCCGGGGTGACCGATGAAGACTTCGGATCGTCCCTCGCGGGGGAATCCATCGAGGAGGCGACGAGGGCGTTCCTCGACGAACTCGTCGATTTTTTCCCAGGGGCGAGGAGGCTGTATCTTCGGAAGGCGGTCGACCTCGCAAGGAAGTACGAGCGGGAGAGCGCGGAAGTCCTCCAGAAGGTGCTGGAAAGCCCCGAGTTCGAGGAGCGGCTGAAGACCTCCTTGAAACCGCCTGCCGCCTCGCGGGGATCTGCGGAGTAGACCCGAACCCGCTCACGTTGCGCGAACTCGCGCTGATGGCGGACGGACGCGCGAGGTTCGAGTGGGGAATAGCGTCCTCGCAGATGGCTCTCATGGCGAACCTCCAGCGCGACCCTAAGAGAGGACAGCCGTTCAAGCCAGCCGACTTCAACCCGTTCGTCCCGAAGGAGAAGAAGATAGTCCTTCGAGGGGCCGACATGAAGGACGCGCTTGTGGCCGCGTTCGTGAGGAGGCGGCCATGACGGAACGGTACGACTGGGAGCGGCTGGTAGTCCTTGCGGAGCAAGTGGCAAAAGCCGCCGCAGAATATGCGGAAGCGCATGGCGCGAAGAGCGAGGTCTCAAACTTCGCAAAGGCAGCGGGGAGATTCCTCGCTGCGAATAACACATCGGAACCCGAAAGGAGGTAGCGGATGGCTGCGACTGCCAACATCAAGGCGGGCAAGGCGTATGTCGAGGTGACCGCCGAGACCTCGCGGTTCCGCAAGAACCTCGCGGGTGCGCAGGCGGAGCTTCGCGCCTTCGGGAAGACCTGCACGGCGCTTGGCCGCGACATGCTCGCCTTCGGCGGTGCCCTGTCGCTTCCTTTCGCAATGGCGGAAAAGTCGTTCGCGGGTTTCGACGACAAGATGCGTCTCGTCCAGGCGGTGACGAACGCGACGGGCGAGGCTTTCGACAGCCTCACCAAGACGGCGCAGAGGCTGGGGCGGGAGACGTCCTTCACCGCGCAGCAAGTGGCTGACGCGATGATCGCGCTGGGTCGGATGGGATTCGACCGTGGGGAGATCGAAGCCTCGATCTCCTCAGTTTTGAATTTGAGCCGTGCGACCGGCACGGAGCTTTCGGAGTCGGCGGACATCGCGGCCAACTCGATGCGCATCTTCGGGCTTGAGGCGTCCAAGATGTCGAAGGTCTCGGACATCCTCACGGCGACCGCGAACGGGTCGGCGCAGACATTGACCGACCTCTTCGAGGGGCTGAAGATGGCGGGGCCGCAGGCGGCGGCTGCGGGCGAGACGCTCGACGAGCTGTGTGCTGCCCTCGG